AAATGAAGGTTATCGTTTCGCGCACCAAAATGCGTATCTCCCAGCATACAAATTTTCATTAACTATTCCTTAGCATCAAGGTTAGGTATTTGTTCTCCTATGTCTTCTACCACTTCTTCTTCTAGGAAGTTTTCAATTCCTTTTTTTCTTTTCTTTTTCTTACTTAAAAGGTTTTCTTCAAACGTCTTAATAAAATCATGCATATTTTCATTATCCATATCAATATACGAAGGAGTAAAGTCTTTTTCATCAAACTCACTTTGTTCCATAAGCTCATTCATAAGCATACTATTTTCCAAGCTCTTATGTTTAATGTATAGTTGTTTCTTTTCTTTTAGAATGCGACGCAGAAACGCGTAGTATATAATTTGCGTAAAGTATGCAAATGGGTTTGAAGATTTAGCTGGATCAAAATTATCAATATAGCAGATGCAGTTCTCCACTCCATCTGAAATCATCTCTTCTCTATATGAGTAGTTGACAAAGTTTGGTTTCGTGGAAAGTCTATTAGCAATCATCAAGATACAATGACCCACATAGTTCGGAACTTGCGGTCTTAGCGTCTTCTGCTCTTTAGCATCTATTACCGTCTGCCTATATTCAACTATGCAGGCATATAGTTTTTTATTATCAACATAGTGGTTTGACATTAATACTCCTCATACATAACGACCTTATAATATATCATTTTGTTCTCAAAGTCAACTAATTTAGTGGGCCTTTAAGATTTAATCTCTCTAAAAGAGCTTTGTAAGCTTCAGTCATCTCATCTTCTTCAAATTCATCATAATCTTGTTTTATCTTGGTTGCACTTATCAGCTCTTCCTCAACATTTTTATCAATAATTACCTTGTAGTTGTTGAGTGCATGATTATAATACTCTATCATTGCTTGCTTTGGCTTTACTACATGCAACAAATCTTTTTTATCAAATGTGAAATGTTTATCACAAGCAAATGGCATATATCGACTAACACTAACCGTTGGCATTGGTTGCGTTGATACAAGTCTATAATTAATTTGCAAGATATCTTCCACTACTACTTTTGTTTCTTGATCTTCTTTAACATTGCCAATTACTTCTGTACCATTTTGTAATTTTAGTAGGGCTAGCATGTTATCCTTTTAGCTTTACGGTGTAAATTTTATAATCAAATTGTTCCTCACCATATATTTTAATACGTTCTGCAAAATGTAATAGAGTATGATTCTTGTGAGTCTTCCATGAAAGGTCGTCTGAAATATCATACAACGTCGCTTCTGTTTTTGTATCGCTCTTTCTCAACCCTCGTCCAATAGATTGTAAATTTCTTATTCGGGATTTTGAAGGACTTGCAAATATAATATTATGTAGGTTTTTAATATTCACACCAGTTGAAAAAGTACCATAGGAGGCAACAATGATCATGTCGTTATGAGTTTCTGCTAATCGCCTTACCTCTTCTCTAACAAGAGAATCTACTTCTCCATGAACTAGTGTCACGTTTCTATTTCTACCATCCAGCATTGCGTTTAACACTTTGCCGTGTTTTTCTACAAACTGATATAGTATGAGAGTATTACCCTTTAACGATAAAGCTAGGTTTCTAATAAATCGATTTCTACCTTCATGTCTTACAATCCAATCAATTTCATCTTGGTATGTTGCTTTTTTAAGTAACTGTCGTTCCTCATCTGTATACTTTAGCACAATACATTTGATATTGAAGTCAGCAAGATGTTTCTGCTCTATTAATTTGGCAGTAGTAGTTACGTGCTTAGTTGGACCAAACAATCCTTCTAGTACTAACTTGTGAGTCTGTGTACCATCCAATGTTCCTGTAAATCCATATCGATAATCACAATCTACCATCTTACTAACAATGCCTGTAAGACTTTTAGCTTTAAAGAGATGAGCTTCGTCTCCTATAACGCACGAGAATTGTTGAAACCATTTCTTAGGCATTTTGTAAATTGATTGCCAAGTCGATACAATTACTCTTTTATCTGTTTCTATATCATATCCATACATGATTTTATGAGCCATGTCTTTAAGATAATCACTGTTTGTGTAAGAAGCAAAATCGGAACACATCTGATGAACAAGCGATGTTGTAGGAACAACAATGAGACACTTCCCATCTTTATGGGAAAGGGCATAGCATATTAATAGGAATATGATGAATGACTTGCCGGAAGCGGTAGGAGATAATAGAAGAGTTCTCTGGTGCCTTACAGCGTGAACAAATGCTTCTAGTTGATAGTCTCTAAGATCCATGGTCAAATCAAGCTTCGCCATGAATTCCCGGGCCTCTTCTACTGAAAACTCTTCTGCAGAAAAGTCTGTAAGGTATCCTAGTTCTAGATTACGATCTTTTGCAAACTCTTCAATATAGTGATTGAGTCCTGCATATATTAAATGGGTTCCTGTATTGAATAGTCGAATCTTTCCATCCCAACGTTTTGCTCTTACTGAAGGAATGAATTTAGCACCTGGAACTTGAAATGTAAAGTATTGACCAAGCTCATAGCCAATAGATGTATCACAATGTATCTTATTGTATACTGAATTGTACTTTTCTATTCCTATATCAGCCATTAAGCACCCATCTTAAATCTCTCCCAATCAATGGCAGACTTAATTTGAAATCCTCGAGTTGTTAGACTTTTAATAACCGCCTCTACAAACTCTACCTTTTCTTTTTGCATTTCCATTTTAAGACTGAGAGATTGCAAATCTCTATCAGCTTCTAGATGCATTGGAATGTCCGTACGTAAAATCTTTAGGGGATTAGGTTCCCATTCATGTTCTTTTAATGATTCTTCGGATATTGAACCATTGTACCACTCATACTTATTTTTATACATTTGTTTAAAGTCTGCTTCCATTTTACGAAGAAGCAAACGTTCTTGTGAAAATATTTTAAAGTATTTGGAGTGGAGCTGAGGGATGCGTAAGGACTCTTCGCCAAGCTCTGTACGATCTATTTGAGCATCACGCTCCCACAACAATTGTATTTCTTCAAGTTTCATAATATTTAAATGGGGTAATAATCTTGCAATTATCCCTCAAACTGTAATCAATTACAACGATTTAATATTAAATGTTCTAAATTTAAAAGTAGCTGTAGCCTCAATATATTCCACATCTTGACTGCGACTATCAAAAGAAAAGTTAGTAAGGGATACAGGAAACGCATCCACAAAAGTAACTTCATGTATTGGATTCATAGCACTAGACATTATGATTAATGAAGCATCGGAATATACTCCTTCTCCGGTTCCTCTTGCTACAAACCTAGGATCTACAGATCTATGTTCCTCAAAATTATTCGGAAAGCCAATTGCAGTAATCCAGTTGTACAATTCTTTGTAGTTCTTCATAGACTCATCTACTTTGAACGTAAACGAAAGGTCCCCATATTCTATATGATCGCCCGCAATTGGAATACGAGTGAAAGGGGTAGGAACATACGTATCCCCTAACGTAATGTCAGGTAAACTAACAGATTGTATAAAATAATTTATGTGGGGTGTTTTTTTAATAACGAATTTAAATCCTAAAGGGGATAAAAAATTCTTATTAGCTGGTTCAGTATTCGAATATGCCATTAATTGCCTCCTCTACTATTTATCCAGATAAAAAAAGAGCCCCCGAAGGAGCTCTTTTGAATTATCCCTCTTATGGGGACTTATTCGACTTCCTATTAAAGGATGTTGTCTACTAGAACACGACGGTAGTAAACGTTGCTGTCCTTTGTGAGGGCGCCTAAACCAGCTGTAGCACCTTCTGCAAATGGGTTTGCAACCATACCGTAACGAGTCTTGAAGCCGATCTTAGGCTGGAAAGAACCTGTGTCGACTGCGCGAACCATTTGTAATGGAACGTATGGGCAGTAGAACAGACCAGCGTCAAATGCGGATGCACCTTTGTAACCAACAACCATGTAGTTGCCACCAGCATATGGGTCAATATAAACCTTAATGCGGCCGTTTAATACACCAGCGAATGTAGCGCCAGTATCGTCAACTTGCAAGTTATTGCTGTTCAACGCAGGAGCATAATCCAATACACCAGCCATTTGCAATGCAGAAGCTACGTCTGAAGAGCAGATGATGATGTTACCTTTACCACGACGTGTGGATTTGGCGATTTGGTTAGCTTCACGCTCAACTTGGAACATTAGACCTTTAAACTTCTCAACAGACCAACGACCGTTAGCATCAACGTCTAAGTCGAAACGACCTTGAGTTGTTGTACCAGTGTTAGCACCGATTTGAGCTGTAACAGCGATTGTACGAACAACTTCACGGTTGATCTCCGCAAGGATCTCGGTTGTGAGGATGTTAGACAATTCTGTTTCTGCATCAAGACCATGAATTGCTTTTAAGTCTTGTGCAAGTTCCATTGTGTACTCAGCTTTTAAAGCACGGGTCTTAGCTGTTACAGAAACTTTCTCAATAGAGAATGCCATTTCTGGGAATGTGTTGCTACCAGATGTTCCTAAGGCTTCACCTTCAGCGATAGTCATACCACCGGCAAAGTTGTAAATACCAGTTTCAGCTAAGTTAGCTGTACCAGTAGATGTGTTGCCTGGGAATGTACCAACGTTCTTGTCACCAAGAGTGTTAGCACCAGCACGGGTTGTAGAGAATGCTGTATTAACTTCATTGTAGAAAGACTCTACACCAGCATTAGATGAGTTGCTATACTTAGCACGCATTGCGAAAATCAAGCCTGTTGGGCCTGTCATTGGCTGTACGCCGCAGATATCGTATGCGATCAAGTTTGGCATTGCACGACGAACCAACGAAATCAACACTGGGTCGAAATTGTCGATGTCGTTACCGGTTTGGTTTGATGGAGCAGCTTCTGTTAAAAACTGACCGCCACTACGACCACCAGCTTCGCGCAAAGCGCGCTCTGTGTTCTCGAGGAGAACAGCAGTCACGGAACGTTTGTGAGAATCGTTGATCTTTGGTAGATCCTCGTGCTCAATAACGGGCTTCCATTTATTTTGGATGTCTTCAGATAGATACATTGTGGTTTCCCTTCCTTGTTAAAAATTGGGTATAAACTTATTTATAAAACTTTTATTTTTTGATTGTTCTTGCAATAGCAGAAACATAGTTAGATACAGGACCTGCAGGAGCTTTAGCCTGAGGTGTTACTTCCTCATCTAACTCAACCATTTCTTGCTCTTCGATTGTTTTACTAGCAGCTTTTTTCTCAGTGAAATATTGCTCTTTAACAATTTCAAGCTTTTTACGATATGTTTCCGCGGAATCATAATCGACACCTTCAGCAAGTGTGCGGAACTTCTCAACTTGTGACAATGCTAAACCTTCAGAAACTTCAACAAAAACATCTTGTTGATTTTTAGATTCTGCTACAGAACGGAGTTCAATGTTTTCAGCAACTAGGCTGTTCAACTTTTCTTCCATATCCTCTAGCTTAGCAGCAAGTTCCTCAACAACATCTACTTTTTCCTCAGGAACCTGGATGTATGATTCTTCAAACAAACCTTTTAACTTCTGAATAAACTCTTCTGCAATCTGGGCATTTAGGGATGAATCAATAGCAACTTGATTCTCTTCCATCCACTGCTCGACTACGTAATCAAGATAATCGCTAACTTGAGCAGATAATTCTTCTACGAGTTCTTCTTTTTGTTTTACAAAAGTCTCTTCTAATTCAGTTGTTTTAGTAGCAAACTCTTCTTCTAAAGCGGTGCGCTCTTCTGCAATACGACCAGCTACAGCAGCTTCAAAAATTGTGGTTGCTTTTAATTTAAACTCTTCAGAAAGGTCATCACCAAACAAACCATCGATTTCTTCTTTCATAGAAGAAGTAGCGCTTGACTTGGTAGCAACTGTCTTTTTATTAGCTTCAGCAGAAGTATTACCACCCATTGAAGGGGTGTCCTTATCTGCGTCGCCTTGGCCTTTGGCTGTCTTTTCACCATTACTTAAATTTGATGCAGGTAATGTTGCACCGCCACCAACTGGATCAGCACTCTTTGAT